CTGTAACTAATTCGGCAAGTGAAGATGAGTCATTATCTTTAATAAATATCTCATTCATTTGTTTTTTAACTTCCTTACGAACTACCAACTCGATTATTTTTATCAGTTCTTGTTTTTTCATTTTTTACTCCTTTGTATTATAAACCTCTTAAATATTGATCTAATTCTTCATCTGCAAAACACCTATCCAATTCTTCTAATTGTTTTCCTAATTCCTCAGATAATATAGAAGTATCTACATCCTCAAGATTAGAATCGGTATCTAACTCTGTCCAGTTTCCACCAGCATCTTCACATTCCTTTTTAGTTAAATGTTCTGTAATCGAACAAAATCCAACTGAACCATCATCATCTGTCATACCAGCAGTAGCATCTGTTATCTTATTATACATATCTTGTAACTTCTGTATTTCATCAGGATCTATCCAAGTATGACCTAATGCTTCACAATCTTCTTTAGATAAACCTTCCTCTTGTTGTCCAGCACATGCTGCTAAAACACTCATAAGTTGTGCCTGTAATATAGGTACTATTGTTGCAAATCTTCCAATCGTTCTTGTTATTAAACTAACACACATATCTACTAATCCCATAACATTTAATACATTTATTAGTGCCTCAACAATTGGTACAATAAATGGTGGTGTCCATTTTAAAATCTTTATAACTAACTTTACTACCTTTTGTATAATCTTTATAACTCTTATAATTTTTTGCATTATAGGAATGATTTCCATTAACTTTTTCATTAATGCTAACAAACTATTAATAATTGTTGTTAAAGGTGGTTTACAAACATCTTCTGGAGAGAGTACAGCTGTTTCCATTATATCGTCAACTTCTGTCTGTAGTTTACCCAATGCTGAAGAAAGTTTACCCATCAACTCTTGTATCTTTGCAGTAAATCCAGACAACATAAAAGCTTTTAAGTCGGGTATTTCTAAATTAGCCAAATCATCTAAAAAAGATTCATCTTCTTCTGATGGTAAATCTACATTACCAGTTCCAGCACAAAATCCATCTTCTTCACCATCTTCACCCCCACTTTCCGTTCCGTCTGTCCCATCTGATGCTCCGTCATTTGGTCCACCAGCATATGCACCTTCATTTTCTACGGTATGTGGTGCATCAAACCAAGTTCCACCATCATTTACTTTTCCTCTAAATATATGAGTTCCAACTGGTACATGCTCATTTGGATCAAATTTAACTAAATCATTCCCCGTATCTGGCCAAACTAAAGTTGCACCATTTTCTCCTGTAACACAACCATCATGTTCTACAAATTGTAAAGGAAATTCTTCTACTCCGTTACATAGTATACTTCCATCTAATAACTCAGAACCAGCTAAAACTGGTTTTCCTGGTCCCAATGTTACTCGTTGTCCTGCTATTGTTTTACATCTTGTAGGCATTTTTTTCTCTATTTAAGTTGAACAAAAACTTTTTCACTTTTGGCCTTATCTAAATTCGCTTGAGCTTGTTTCACACCATCCTTTAACTGACTACATGCTCCAAATAAAGTGTCAAGTGGAACAGGAATATTTATACAAGTTCCCTTTGTACCTTTTGCTGTGTCACAAAAGACGGCAAGCTTATCCATCAAATCATGAAGTATTTTTATTAAAGTATCTCCTGCTAATACTGGTTGAATATTTGGGAATGGTTTAGGACCAATAGCCCCATTAGCAAAATATCCAATACCTTTACCTAAAGTTGGTGCACTACCAAGATATACATTTCCATGACCTTCTATCACAACTCTTCTCTTACTTACTAAATTTATATCTTGACTCGAATATAAAAATGTATCTACTCTTGAATTAAAAACTAATCTATCAGAAGTTATTGTTACTTGATTTCCACTATTATCTGTTTTAAATTTTGGATCTAAATCTCTTATTTCACTTGATTCGTGTTCAATCGGAACTAATTGATCAGTAGTCATCCATATAGAACTTCCATCTAAATTTATATTTTCCTTTACTGGCTGTCTATCTTCTTTAGGTATAATTCCCTGTCCTGCCCTTATTAAAATATTTGCTGAATTTTCTTTTCCTGTATTTTCTTCTTTACCTTCTATTTCTGTAATATTACTACCAAACCTTATTGATTGACCAAATCTTCCATTAAAAGTAATATCTCCCTCATCTGATTGTATCTCTCTTACATCTGAAATTGGTTTAAATTGTTTAATGTTATATGGTTCTGCTCCCGCAGGATTCCAAGTCCTACTCAACCCTTTAACAACATTTAAATTCACAGAATTTGTCATATTTATTTTTTGAGTATAAAATTGTGAACCATAATAAGTTGCTACTATAACATGCTCACCTGGTCGTGGATAATCTTTTATATTACTATCTAATGGTGCAATCAATCTTCTATCTTCATCACCCTCATTACTTATACTCATACGAGCACTTATATATCCATATTTAGACCAATCTGGTTTATCATTTTCAAGTACAAGTGGTTTTGGATAAGCGTTTATTAAACTATCTGAATCTAAATAAACAGCAATAACTTCTGCAGGTTCAAGTTCATAAAATTCAGGAGTGTTTTTAGCTATTTCACTTCGTACCCTATGTACATCGGACACTTGAGCAAAACCCTCACTTACAACTACATGTTCACTAGCTTTTTTAATATTATAGGCCATTAATTATCCTTGGCTGTTTGAATATCGTCTGTGATTTCGTCTGATTTTTTTTGTATATCAACAACCACATCATCTATACTTTTGAGTAGTTGTTCCTTTTCTTTATCTGATAAACCGAACTCTGCTTCTGCACCACCTTTGGCTTC